AAATAACCAAATGGATGAACAAGTGTTAGCTTCAACTTTTGGCAATTTACCATTAGCAGACAGAAGAGCAGATTTCTTAATGCGTCATGATAAAGATATAGCTTTAAGTTTAAATTTTATGAAGCATGCTTTAATTCCAGAGTATCGTCACATATTTCACTTTGTTGATTATGATGATTTAATAAACAACCCAAAGCAGGAGATTAATAAAATATATGACTTCTTGGCAATTCCGCAATACAATCACAAATTTGATAACATTGAAGACCGCTCAGGCATCTCCGAAGACAGTCTTACAGGCATTAAGAACTTACACAAAATCAGACCAAAGTTACAAAAAAAATCTAGAAAACCAAAAGACGTGCTCTTGCCAGAAACAATAAAACGTTATTCTAATCTTGAGTTTTGGAAACAATGGAATTAAATAGCTTAGTTGAGGAATGGCATTTTCGCAAATGTCGTGGACCAGAGAATGCAACAACAGAACAATTGGTTGAAGCATTTGATTTTTTCTGTGCCAATTATGTTTATATTAAACATCCAAACAAAGGCCGCATACAATTAAATTTAAGACCAGCACAAAAAGAAGCAGTACAAGCATGGGTAGAAAACAGATATTCAATAGTATTAAAGTCACGTCAGATAGGATTCTCCACTCTGGCAGCGGCGTACTCTTTCTGGTTATGTTTCTTTGCACCAGACCGTTTCATCGTTATGTTGTCAAAGACCGAAAGAGAAGCCGCAAAACTATTATCTAAAGCTAAATATATTTATAAGTTCTTACCAGACTGGTTAAGATTATCAGGCCCGGAACTAATACAAAACAATGTTCTTAAGATGACATTTAATAATGATTCAGTAATTGAGTCAATGCCATCTGCTAACGAGCCTGCTAGAGGTGAATCAGTATACTTAGCTATAATCGACGAGATGGCCTTCTTGCCTAACCCTGAAGAAGCCTGGGCATCAATAGAGCCAATTGCAGACGTAGGTGGTAGAGTCATCTGTCTGTCTACTGCCAAGGGTGAAGGTAATATATTCTTCCAACTGTGGCAAGGGTCACAGAACAACACAAACAGATTTAAAGGCATATTCTTTCCATGGTCAGCCAATGGTGACAGAAACCAAGCTTGGTATGATGCACAAGCCGCAGAACTACCACCATGGCAATTACATCAGGAGTATCCTTCTAACCCAGAAGAAGCCTTTATCCGTTCCGGTAGACCAGTCTTTGACCTTGATTGTTTAAATAGATTTTTAATAAGTTTTCCTAAAAAAGGTTATAATAAAAAATTGTCAGACATGAGGAACTCTTATATGTTTGACCCAGATGGTGGACCATTATCTGTATGGCAGGTTCCACAAGCCGGCGCTAGATATGTGGTTGGAGCTGACGTTGCTGAAGGTCTAGCTAGAGGTGACTATTCGTCAGCCCATGTTATTGATGCCAAGTCAGGTGTAGTCGTAGCCCACTGGCACGGGCACGTAGACCCAGACAAGTTCGGAGAAGATGTTCTTTATGCTCTTGGATTCTTTTATAATGAAGCTTTAATAGGAGTAGAATCTAATAACCACGGTTTAACAACTTTAACTGCTTTAAACAAATCTAAATATACTAACCTTTATAGACAACGTAGATTAAACCAAAGACATTCAGAAGCCACAGAAGCATTGGGTTGGCGCACAACAACATTAACTAAACCTTTAGCTATAGATGAGTTGAATGCTAATCTAAGAGATGGTATACTAGACCTTAGGTGCGAATTTACTATTGCTGAACTTAAGACCTTTGTTAGAGATGACAATGGTCAAACTCACGGAAGTCCTCACGATGACAGAGTTATGAGCCTAGCCATAGCAAATCAAATGTTAAAATATGTGTGGTTGCCAGAATATAAAGGCAAAACAGATGTTCCATATGGCACCTTAAACTACTTTGCCGCAACGATAAAGAAGCAGCCTAAAAAGCTAGAACGATATCTTATAGGCGAATTTAACTTCTATAATGATAAGATGTAATACTTTTCCCTACTATTAGGACTTCTATGAAATGTACAACCTGTTCAACCCCAATTGAAGAAAAAAATGACCTGAAAAGGGAGCTTTGCTTCAAATGTCACATCAAAGGCATTCGTTTTGGTTTTGTAAGTGTAGGATATGGACAGTCTACATGGAATGATTCAACTATTAGGGAGACACAAAGAATGTACGAAGCGATGCCAAATGTTGAAAAAGTATCTACAAGACAAGAGCTAATCTAATGGAATGGCTTGTTCCGCTAGCTGTTGCCGTTATTGGTGGACCACTAGTTGTTGTAGTCCAAAGCCTTAGAAAAGAAAACACTAGCCAGCATGCTGAAGCCAGAGAACTATTAAAGATGGTTGCCGGTAAGGTAGATAAGGTTGACGATAAACTAGATGGTCATATTTCTTGGCATCTATCTAGAACGCGCAAACCTAAAGTTAAAAAACAAGAAGAAGTAATTATTAAGGCTGATTGATGAAAAAACAAATAAAATCATTTCCTAAAATTACATCAAAGAAACCAACCAAAAATAAAAAGATAGAAGTGCCAGCAGTTAAAGCTGCTAAAAAAGAATTAACTAAAGCACAAAAAAGATTAACAATTGAAATAAAGAAATCCAAAACAACGACTAAGAAAAAAGGAAAATAATCATGGCCGCAAAGAAACCAACAATGGCGCAAGCCTACAAAGCAGCACAGAAATCAACAGCTGCTAAACCAAAAGACAAAGGCATCGTAGGCGAAGGCAAAGATGTTCTTAAAGCTACTGGTAACAGCGTCAAACAACAAGCAGAGTTTATAGCTGCAGTAGGTAAAGGTGCCGCTAAAGGCGCAGGCAAAGTTGCTAAAGGCGCAGAAAAAGTTGCAGGCAAAGTTGCTAATATAACTGTTGGCGATGTTGCATCTGCTCCATACGATTCTGCAAAAGCTGTAGCTAAAGGTGCAGGAAAAGTAGCTGCTAAAGTTGGAGATTTTTTGGGCGGCAGTAAAACAGTTGGTCGTCTTGGCTCAATGGCAGGAAAAAAAGCACTTGACCCAATGACATATATGGGTAAAGCTGCAGGAAGTAAAGCAAAAGATGCAAAAGCTAATAAGGCTCGTCAAGCAACTGATTCAAAGTATGATAAGGTTAAAGCTAGAGTATCATACAAACCATTAACACCATCTAAAATGCCAAAGAAGCCAAAAAATAGTGGTGGCATGACTGGTGGCGGAAAACCTTACCAAAAAGGTAACTAAATGAAATCTAAAAAGCATCCTGGATTTAAAGCAGTACAAACAAGCATTGCAAAAAAGGGTGGATACAGTATGGAAGCAGCAGGTGCAATACTTGCATCAGCTTCACGTAAAGCATCACCTGCCGCAAAGAAAGCAAACCCTAGATTAAAGAAAGTTAAAGGCAAATAACTATGGCAAAATTACCATCAGTAACAAATGATTCACTAACCAGTGCTTCTGATTATGTTGAAATTGATTTAATGTATACAGACAACGTAGCAATTCAAGTAACTGGAACATTCACTGGTACAATTACATTCCAAGCATCTAATAACGGAACAGACTTTGTGTCAACAACTGCTAGAGCATCTACTCAAACAGCAACTGCTACTGAAGTTACAACAACAACGGGTGTTGGAGTGTTCTATTTGTCAGGTGCTCGCCCTGCAAAACTAAGAGTAACAATGACTGCATTCACTTCAGGAACTGCAGTAGTGGATGTCTTTACTTCGAGCATTCAACGATAATGAAGGGTAATCCAACTTACAAAAGTATGAAATCAACAACAACTCCTGTTTGGGAAAAAGCACGTCCTAAATCTTTAGGTAAATCAAAGAAGTTATCACCAGCTAAAAAAGCAGCAGCTAAAGCTTCTGCTAAAGCAGCAGGTAGACCTTATCCTAATCTAATTGATAATATGAAAGCAGCGAGGAAAAAGAAATAATGCCTTATTCTAAATACTCACCTAAACAAAAACGTCTTGCAGCAGTAACAGAACCACGAGACAAGATAACTGGTTCCGACTTAAAAGCGCTTAATGGCAAAAAGTTTAAGGGAAAGAAGCAAAAGTAATGGGTAAATTATCTAAGCATTATCTGCCTAACGGCAAAGAGTACAAGGGTGCAACGCACAAGATGGATGGTCAAGTTCATACTGGTGCCACTCATAGTGCATCAAGTAAAGTTCTTAAGCACACCAAACCAAAGAAAAAATAATGGCTAAAACTCCAGCATATCAGCGTAAAGAAGGAAAGAATCCTAAAGGCGGCTTGAATGCTAAGGGACGTGCCTCTTATAAAGCTGAGACTGGTGGCACACTTAAACCACCTGTGTCTGCTAAGCAAGCAGCTAAGTCACCAAAGTCCGCTGCAAGACGTAAGTCATTTTGTGCTAGAATGGGTGGAGTAAAAGGACCAATGAAAGATTCTAAGGGAAGACCAACACGTAAAGCGTTGGCACTTAAGAAATGGGATTGTTAGATGGCACGCGAATCAAATTCAAATAAACTATCAACATACAGAGGTTATATAGACTATGCCAAACGTTGGCGTACCGGAGAAAACTATGACCAGCTATGGCAAAGGTTAATTAACTTATATCGCGGTAAACAATATCGTGGTGCATCAACTGGTGACAGATTGCTTGTCAATATTTCTTTTTCTACTATTAATACTTTAGCTCCTGCTGTTTCAATTGGTCGTCCAAAGATTAACGTTAATCCTCGTAAACCAGAAGATGGTGATAAAGCAATCGTTACTGAATCAATTATTAACTATTGGTGGGGTCATTACGGATGTCAACCAGAGTTCCAAAGAGCAGTTAAAGATTATCTAATTCTTGGTCATGGTTGGGTTAAGACCGGTTATCGTTTTGTCGAAGAAGCAAAACTTGATGATATTGAATATTCAGCCGATGAAGCAGCAGGCACAGAACCAGCCGATGATGTTGAAGCTCAAACAATTATTAGAGAAGACAGACCATTCTTAGAGCGTGTTGACCCATTTGAAATGTATATTGACCCAGATGCAACATCTGTTAATGATATGCGTTGGATTGCACAACGTACTCGCCGTCCGTTAAAGGATGCAAAGATAGATAAGCGTTACGATGCCGCCGCAAGAAAAGAATTAAGTCCATCAGGATATCAAAAATATGGTAATCAAGACGTAGGTTATATGTCTGCTCAACAAGCATTTACTTCTAATCCAGACAATGCTTATTGCGATATCTATGAATATTATAATATTGATACCGGTGAGATGTGCGTGTTTTCTGATTCAGGTGGTGACAAGTTTTTAATTAAACCAATTAAGATGCCATACGAGTTTGGTCACCCTTTCTTTATGTTGCGTAACTATGAGGTTCCTGGATTCTTTTATCCAATGGGCGAACTAGAAGCAATCGAGCCATTGCAGTATGAATTAAATGAAACCCGTACGCAGATGATGTTGCACAGAAAGCGTTATAGCCGTAAGTGGTTGTTCCAAGAATCAGCATTTGATGATGATGGTAGACAGGCTTTAGCATCTGATGAGGATAACGTTATCGTTCCAGTTAAATCTGGTGAGAACTTAAATAACGTTGTTGTTCCAATGCCGGCGTTAATTAACCCACCTGAATTTTATAATCAGTCTTCGTTGATTACTAACGACATTGACCGTGTATCTGGTGTGTCCGAATACCAGCGTGGTTCTATTCCAGAGACTACTCGTACCGCCCGCGAAGCATCAATTATTGCTGAAGCTGGTAATGCTAGAGTAGCTGAGAAACTTGTAGCTATTGAAAATGCTATAGCTCAATGTGCTTCTAATCTTATTATGCTAGCTCAACAGTTTATGACTGGTGAGATGACTGTAAGAATATTGGGCACAGAATCTGCACCTGTATGGCTGACATTTGATAAAGATTATATTAATGGTGAGTTTGATTATACTGTTGAGGCTGGTTCTACAGCTCCACGTAATGAAGCTTTCCGTAGAGACATGGCTTTACAGATGGTTTCGGCAATGCAACCGTTTGCTCAAGCTGGTCTTGTTAACTTACCTAAATTAGCAGAATACGTACTTGGTATAGGGTTTGGTGTTAAGGACCCATCTTCTTTCTTACAAGAGCCACCAGCACCTGAAGCTCCACCACAGGGTCCACCACCGGGCATGGAAGGTATGCCACCAGAGATGATGGAAGGTATGCCACCAGAATTGCCACCAGGTTTAATATCAGGAGGACCAATTCAAGGTCCAGGCGGACAACCAAATGAAGGCGCCCTTCCAGGCAGCATTCAAAGTCTTCCACCAGAGATAATTCAAGCACTATTAAGTGGTCAGTAAACACTCCATGTAATACTTTTCCTTAGTAGTAGGAACATTGTATATAAATAAAAATAGGAACAACCAAAGAAGGATAGGATTCCATAATGACAGATAATAATATTGCTAACCCTGAAAACGTAATTGACCCCATTGCAGATGGACAAGTTGATGAAGTGACAGAGGTCATAGCAGAAACTCCAGAACAAGAACAAGAATTATTCGACTATACAGAGATTGCTGACAAAGTCATCAAGCTCCAAGTAGATGGCGAAGACGTTGTTGTTCCCGTTAAGGAGGCTCTAGCTGGGTACCAACGTCAAGCGGATTATACCCGTAAGACCCAAGAACTCAGCGAACAAAGAAAGCAAGTACAGTACGCTAGTGCATTAGCAGAAGCTCTGCAAAATGACCCAGCTGCTACCTTGCAGTTGTTGCAACAGCAATACGGTGTAGCCACTCAACCTCAAGAGGATGAATGGTTAGACCCAGCTGAGCAACAATATCGACAGTTAGAGCAACGCATCGCAGCTTTCGAACAACAGAAAGCCATAGATGAGTTAACTAGGACTATTGATTCTTTGCAAAGCAAGTACGGTGATGATTTTAACGCCGATGAAGTCGTAGCCAAAGCGCTAGCGTCTGGTTCAACAGATTTGGAAGCAGTCTTTAAACAGATTACTTTTGATAAAGTTTATTCTACAGCCTCTGAGGCAAAGAAGAAACTAGTTGAAGACCAGTCTAGGGTTGAGGCCAAACGTTCAGCATCGGTGGTTTCTGGTGGCTCTGCCAACAAAAATTCAGTCGCACCCAAAGCTGCTAAACCAACGTCAGTTTTTGAGGCTTTTGAACAAGCTAAGAAGACGTTAAATTATTAACCAAACAACAACAACAAACAGGAGATATTAACATGGCCGGCAATCCCGACTTTAATTCACTGTTGTCAACTACGCTGCAGAACTATCAGCCGACGTTAGTCGACAACATTTTCAAGGACCTAGTCCTTCTTAACCACCTCAATGAGCGCGGACGTGTCCGTGTTGAAGAGGGTGGCACCCAAATCATCGAACCATTGATGTATGCTATCAACGATACAGTTGCAACATACTCAGGGTACGATGCAATTGACCTTACTCCACAAGAAGGCATCTCAGCTGCTGAGTACGATTGGAAGCAGATGGCTGCTTCTATCGCAATTAGCGGTATCGAAGAAGCCAAGAACCGTGGCACCGAGGCAATCATCAAACTGTTGAATGCTAAAATCATGCAAGCTGAAATGTCGTTGAAGACTACGCTTAACTCGCAACTCTTCGGTACACCAAGCACCAGCCCAGCAGCTTCAGACTTTAACGGTCTTGGCAACATTGTTGGATACCAGAACAACACAGTCGGTGGCATTGATGCATCGTCCAACACATGGTGGAATCCAACCCAGGCAACAAACATGGGTGCAACGCTTGCGCTTACAAACATGGCTGATGTCTACAACCGTGCTTCAAAGGGCTCTGATGTTCCTGACTTAATCATCACGAACACTAGCTTGTTTGAGAAGTACGAGTCGTTATTGACCGGCAATGTTCGTTACCAAGACGTTGCAAAAGCTAACTCAGGTTTCCAAAACCTGATGTTCAAGCAGACACCAATCGTGTTTGACTTGCAACTTGCAGTTGATGCATCCGATGCGCCAATGTATTTCCTTAATACGAAGTACCTCAAGCTCACCGGCTTGAATGGCTATTGGTTCAAGACCACAGACTTCATGAACGGCACTGTAGCTGGCGTAGACGCCCGTTATGCCCTCGTGTTGGCTTATGGTCAGTTAACCTGCAGCAACCGTAACCGTCAAGGTTTCATGACTGCTGACGCATAAATAAAACAAAAGATGTAGTTGGTGCTGGGAGTTTAAAGGCTGTTTCCTTCGGCAGCTCTCCCAGTACCGGCTATTAATAAAAACAAACAAACAAACAAATTCTAATTAATAAAAACATTAGTTAGGTATCTGCCGAAAGGCAAGGAGAAATACAACTATGGCAACAAATAATAAATTCATTGTGGAGCGTACTAACGTACTCGCCGCAGACGTAACACTGGGCACTTCATACGCAGCACTTGACACAGATGACTTCGGTTTCTACGGCAAGGCTGGCGAAACTTACGAGTTTGCAGCTCGTGTAGTTTACTCAGCAGCCGCAGCAACCGATGGTGCAGCGTTTTCAATTACAGCAGGCGCAGCACCTACACAACTTGCATTCGTTTCTGAGTACAACACAGATGCAACCACAGTCGTTCGCACGATGGGTTTCGCAATTGACACCCCAGACCACGGTACTGCCTCAGTAATCAGTAGCACTGGCTTCAACAACGCATTTGTTTATGGTGTAATTAAGCCATCAGCAGATGGATTTATTGGAGTTAGTGGCATTGCAGAAAACGCAGCAACAATTATTGCAAAGGGTACACTCTCAACTTTGACCTGGAAGCGCATATTTGTTGGCGACAACGCATAATAATTGCAAGTAGATACATGCCGCCCGGGGGAAGGACCCTTGGCGGCATCTTCTAATTAGAGTACTATTCATGAAAGAAGGAAAATAATATGAATAAAGAAACACAAAGCGTAGGACAAGGATTAGCTGGCACGCAACCATACGGTGCTGTAGAGGGCGCACGTTTAATTGGAAACGCACGAGCAGATTACCATGCCGGAGCTGTAGCAGGTTCAGTAGAGCTTGCACCACCATCAGGTGTTGCTTACGGTAACGTGCACTACAAAAATGGCTTATGTCAAGCATTGAATTCAAAAGAAGAAGAATGCAAAGCACCAAAAGCTAAAGGCACAGATTACTGTATTGGGCATTTAAGAAGAATGAATACTATTGGCGAGAACAAAGACGCAGCCTTAGACCCTAAAGAATAAGGAGAGTTAAATAATGACTATAAATTTTTCTAACGCTAATCTTACACTAGCGCAAATGCGTACGTTTGTTGGCGAATTATCTGACTTAGATATTGGTCCTGACACTAATGACGATATTTCAACTGACCTTGTTAACGGTTTTATTAAAGAAGGTTTTCAAAAAGTTGTAGCTCTTAGTGTTCGTTGGCCATACTATCAAACAACTTATTCATTAGCAGTATTAGAAGACATTAGAGCATATACAACATTTCTACAAACGCAACCAACTGTTATTGGAAGTAATCCTAAATTAATTACAGATATTTTACAAATAATATCCGTAGTAAACACTGACTCAGCATATTCTGGTAATTCATTAATATATCTTGACCAAGCAAGATGTGAATCAATTTGGGTTGGAACTTCTGACCAACCAGGAATACCTGCATACTATTCTATTTGGGCTAACCAATTAAATATTTGGCCAAAACCTGATAATAATTATACATTTACAATAAGGGCATTTCGCAACCCATCAATAGCTTGGTTGTCTGATGAGAACGCAGCAATTGACATTTCGCCGCAATTACAACTTCCTTTAATCAATTATGTTATGGCTCGTATTTTTCAGTTTCAAGAAGATAATGAGATGGCTAATGCATACATGCGTAACTTTGAACAAGGTGTAAGTGTATTGCAAAATAATCTTACTGCTCCATCGAGCAACCGTCAACTTATTATGTCGGGTGGTTTACAACTTCAAGCATATGATTTTGCACCATTTGAAGTGGGCATGAAAGTATTGCCGGGTAGCCCATACCCACTTGGAGTAGCATTCTAAGATGGCACAAATTGTCTTTGACCAAAAAAGAGATTTTACTGGCGGATTAAACTTTCGCGCAGACCAGTTTCAATTAAAAGACAATGAATCTCCTTTTATATTAAACGTTGACGTAGACCCACGTGGTGGTGTATTTACACGTCCTGGCTACAAGAAAAAACATTCAACTGCTGTAACTGCAACAGGTTGGAATCCTAAAGGGTTATTTAATTATAAGGATGTATCTTCACCAAGAATTATGTTAACTACTGGTTTTCAAACTTCTGGTTCAGTAGATGGTACAGTGCAGCATTCAAGTGGTTCTAATTTTAGCGTATTAAACTTTGGCGTTAGTACACCAATACTAGTTAAGTCTACTAATGGTGCCAGCATTACACAATATCTTGATACTTTGTATCTTGCAATTGGCAAAGATGCATCACAAATGTATAAATGGAATAGTGGCAATACATACGCAACTGCCTTAACTGCAT